CAGACGTTTCCTGTTTTTGAGTTTGCACTCCCCCTGTGGTGTATTTGCAATATTTAGTGTTATTTTCTCTTTCACTTTTATCTCCTTTTCTTTTAGACCTTTAAGTTGTGCTAGTTGCGAAGGGTTCTCATGTCTATGGTGAAGCGCAAGCTGCCCTCCGACTTTTCGGTTAGTGATGTAGCAAGGTCGGTTACATCCCCGAGTTCAACCGATAGGGGCGCGAGTGTCGGAGCCTCAGCGAGACGCAACAAGCGCAGTAAGAGATTTCAGACGGTTAGTAGGATGCAAGAGGTCACGGCTTTTTGTCGACGGTTTGATCAGTTGCATTTTCGGGGAAACTTTGGCTATTACTCTCGGCTTGACAAGGAAGTTAAACTGGCTGAACCGGATCCGTTAGTTGTACAGTTCCTAGAGCAACACCCATTTCCCCTAGTGAACTTCAATTGGAGCGATTGGTGTATGGTCTTACCAAACTCAGTTGTTGAGTTAAACCATTTGGACTTATTCAACCGAAGAGATTCTCAATTGCCAGCAAGGTTCAAGGATGTTATTCTTGCTGCTACTACCCATGTGGCGGGGTTGCTTAATATACCTGGCAAGCTGCAGTTCCCGAGCATAAGTGAGTTGGAAGCCGTTCGTTTTTATGGCGATCGGTTCCCTGGGATTGAATATAAGAAGATGGGCTTTGACACCAGGGCGGCTGCTGACTTAACCGCTCAGCTAGAGGCCGAATCAGCTTACATTGCTTTACGATCGGGGAGCAGCGTGGAAACACACCTGACCCGTATGGGGGGACGCGGCAAGTTAACTACCTGTGCCAAGTTGGCTGCGGTTGGAGATAAAGCTATAGTGGGGCGATTGATTTTGATGACCAGCCAACGAGATCTCAAATTGAATGGCATCACGGAACAAGCGTTGACTGCCTGTTATTCCAATGATGAATATCCAATAGCTGTTGGTACATCTTGGTGGCATGGTGGGTCGGAGAAGTTTCTCCGCCGCTTCAGCCAGTATGAACGTTTCTGGTGTTTTGATGCGTCTAAGTACGATGCAAGCTTGCCTGGTTGGCTCGTACGGTTGGCTATAGAAATACTTAGAGATCAGTTTGTGGATGGGCTCTCAGATAAATATGACGCATATTGGGAGTTTATCTTTAACGGCCTTGTCAAGGGCAAAGTTTTCTTAGATAACGGTTTGGTATTTCAACGGGATGTTGGGACCACCTCCGGGCACAATCACAATACGCTAGTTCAGTCAATTTGTACGTTGATTGTGGGCTATGCCTCAGTACTTAGCTTATTCCGTGATTGGCATTGGGAGGAGGTTCTCAAATCCTTATGGTTTGAATCCATGGGAGATGATCAGCTCGGAGCTGGGAGAGGGATCTGTAAAGGACTGCAATTGGAAAGGATAGCAGGGCAGGCACGAGTGATTTTTGGTATCGATTGGTTCGGAGATAAGTCTTTTATGACCGAAAGGCTTGTTGATGAACACGTGGGTGATTTTCAGGGAGTGCAGTTTTTAGGCAAGTACTGGCGAGCCATTCATGAGTTGGTTGACGGGAATTTATTTTCCGGGGTGGTTCCTTACCGTCCACGCGACGAAACATTGCTGAGGCTTTTGTTTCCCGAGAGGCATGGTGCTGGTACGCCTATCGAATCGTATGCGAGAGCTTGCGGTCATTACATGGATGCGGCCGGGACAAAGGAAGTGCGTGAGTGGCTTGATTTGTATATGGATTGGCTAGAGCCGCAACTCTCTGAAAATCATTTTGTATGGGATAAGTCGTTTTCTCGTAAATATCTGGGGACAATCGATCCGGGTCATGAACTTCCGCCGGGGAGAAGGTTTAACTACTATGAGTGGTTATCCTTGGTGATGTTTAAAAAAGAGTATTGTGGACAATTATTTGTACGGGATGATTTGTCGTTAGCAGTGCTCGATATCACTAGTAGCTCTGATGCAGGAGATTAGTATGTAGG